TTAATTTAAATTACTGACAAACCCATAACTTGAAACATATAAATCATCTTTTGCATATAGTGTTACCGAAACATAGCTGTCATCATAAAAGTTTGGAAGAGAACTAATAGAGGCTGCGTCAACGGGGGTGTCATATTTAAAAGTTCTAGTAAACGTTTGATTTTTTGTAGATTTAACAAATACTTCAATATTGAAACGAGCAGAAGGTATTTTATCAGTATTTAGAACAATGCTAAAACCACTAAGTTTCAGACCTTTTTGATAAAAACTCCCATTAGTAGTTAGTGAACTTTTTAACTCTACTCTGCTTCCGGCTTTAACAAAAAGAAAATCAGGATAATAACTATATGATTCTTTGCCATAAGCATTATTAAATCCTGGTGTCGGGTCTGATTGTGCAAATGCTACAGTAGTACACGAAAGCATCATAATAGTAGCTAGAGACAGTAACAAGAAACTTTTAAATTTTTTTAACATAATAAATCCTCCGTTTTTTATTTATGATAACATATACAATTTGCGAAAAATGTCGAAAAGAGTGTGTTTCTTAAAAAGAACAAAAATGCAAATTGAAAGCGAACAATATTAGAAGTTTAATAAAGTTTTTTTATTGCTGAAAAAGTGAAAGGAGAATAGGTATGCTAGATACAAAGACAGCGGCAGAAATGAAGCTTGAACATATAAATCAGATATGCCGATTACAGGCTAATGAGTTGGAATCAAAAGATAGCCAGATCCGGCAAATAAGGGATACAGTAGCAATCTATAAACAAGGATACAGTGACACAATGATACATACCCATAATCTGGATCAGAAGAAGGAAGCACAGCATATGTGGAGGGCCATGGACAATATTGAAAAGGAAATTGAAGCTATTATAGGACAGGAGGGATAGTTATGCCAAAAGGAAAAATTTATTCTGTTTTTGATAAAGGTGAATATATAGGCAGTTATACGCCAGACGTTGCAGAAATGGTGATAGGGATACCCCAATATAGAGTACAAGCTTATGCGAAAGAAAATTTGCTGTACCACAATAGATATAGTTTTGAGCTGGAAGGTTCAGGATCACTTACGGCAAAGGAGCAGAATGAGAAACTTGAAAACGAACTGAGATTGACGGCAAGGTTCTTGTTGCTGGCAAATGAAAGGGGGTGGAAGCGTGCAAAAGGAAAATGAGATTATTACAGCTTTGAAGGATTACATAGATGCAAAGGCATTACAGGAGGAAACAATCAGGGATATTGCGAAGCTGGAGCGTAAGAAGAAAACAATAGAGCAGGATTCAGTTAAAGGATCTATGAGTACATTTCCTTACACAGCAAAGAACTTTCACATATCCGGAATATCATACACACCTGAGGACGCAGATACATTGAAAGAAGATGAGGAAATTCTAAGAGAAAGGGCAAGGAAAACCGGAGAAACCAAAAGAATGGTTGAAAGGTACATGAACCGGATCCCGGCAAGAATGCAGAGGATCATCAAATATAAATTATTTGATCGTGATTCTTGGGATACGGTGGCTGCAAGATTAGGAGGGGACAAGACAGGTGACGCAATTAGAAAAGAGTTTGATAGTTTTGTAGGTAAAGAAACTGAAATATAAAAATTTAATACTAATTCCGTTTTTTCCGCTCTTTCCGTTTCAACTATTATATAATGTAAACTGGAACCAGTGAAAACATACACTCCCCTTATGTTTACTTGGTATTCATACAGTGCAGCGCATATACTGCAAACACAAATTCCCCTTAAAGGTTTTATACATAAGGGCATGCTGGTCTGATTCCGGCATATCGGTTCATAGCTCAACGGCAGAGCAACAGCAAACCCCCTGGCTGTAGATTCCGGTCCGATTCCGGGGGAACCGATTCAGCTTCATCATAATACACCTCCTAAGGAAGCGCCTGTCATGGTTATGTCGTGATGGGTGTTTTCTTTTACACAGAAATGGTATATACTGGTACAAAAGGAGGGGACTTATATGGATAAGACGAATAAGAAAAAGATTTATGCATTGTGGGCTTTGCTTGGCCTAATAGGATTGGCGGCAATTATATGGATATTGTCAATGCTACTTAAGCCTAAAATTGATTATGAATCAATGGGCAAGGAAATTATGCAATATACATCTGAACTAGAAAACATTAAGAACATAAAAGCCACGAGTGATAGCTCATTTAAAATAACCCTTGAAAGCGATTCGTGGTATGCTGGAACAGAGAAAGACAAAATGGTATTCTGCAAAAACGTAAACGAAGCTTTAACAGTAATATGCCAAAAGTACAAAACAATTAAAGACACACAAACCGCATATGTAAACTACTATGATGAAGATGGCATAATGATTGCAGAACCAAAGAAAGGGATAACGCTGGAAAGTACAATATTACACTAACCATTAAGCACTGAGGTGATTACCTTGGTGCTTTTTATATGCAAAAAATAAAGGAGGATAAGATATGGGAGCAATACTTTTAGAATGTAAGAAATGCGGAAGAGTGTATGCTATCGAAAAAATGAGCGAAAAAGACGGGCATGAATGCTTATGTGGTACAATGCTTGATAAATGGAGCAATTACATAGGGTTTTGTGAGAACGTAAATGCGCCAAACAAACCGCTTGAAGTATGGAAAAGAATTAGCTCAGAAAGACCGGGATTTCCACTTCACCATGGTGATGATGGCATAGAAGTGGTAACACCAAAAAACTTTTCTAAAAAGATCACAATAGATGTTGAAACCGGAAACGGATTTAAGAAGTTTATGCGAGACATGAACAAAATAAAACACTGTAATAGCATTCCTGGTTTCGCAGTTGCAAACAGTAACGGAACTGTAAATGTCGTTCCAATAATATCAGTTGATTCAAAAGCACTGATACTCCAAACAGATACCAATCTTGCGCCAAGATATAAAGAAGAACTGGAAAAGAAGTATACAGAAAGAACAGGCATTGAATGTATCATACTTGATGTAAAAGCAAAACTGGCGGCGGTGATAGATGGCTAAAGAATTCGCCAGAGCATTCTATGATGGTATGCCATGGCGTAGATGCCGCAAGGCGTACATATCAAAGCGCATTGCCATTGATGGTGGACTGTGTGAGAAATGCCATGAAAGACTTGGCTTCATGGTGCATCATACTGTAATGCTTACGCCTGATAATATAAACGATCCAGAGGTATCACTTAACCATGACAAGCTGGAGTATGTATGTAAGCCATGCCACGATAGGGAGGAAGGACACTTCATACAGCGGAGCAAGATACAGGACCGCTGCACGTTTGACGATGAGGGTAACCCGATACCGATAGTTAGAAAGGAGGAATGAATTATGTTTATACATGAGGCTGTTAAAGAAGCAATGGAGAATGGCAAGAGTTTAAGGCGCAAGGTTTGGAGACAGTGCGGGTGGGAAGACGAGAGTGAAAGGTTCAAGCTAACTCCAACAAGAATGGATAGTCCTTTCATGACATTTGCGATGGGAAAGTATTGGAACCCTTGCGTTGAAGATGTGGTGGCAGATGATTGGGAGGTTGTGGAATGAAAACAAAACAAATAAAAGGCGTGATGATGGAATGTTCTGAATGCCATAGGCTTATTCCTTTTGAAGAAACCATATCAGATAAAACATGCTGCCCTACATGCGGCGGGACAACGAATGCTATAAACACTTGCACTATCGTAGTGAGGGAACATGAAGAGGGTGTGAATGATTTAATAATAAAGCAGTGGGAACTGTTTGGTAAACTGCTTAACGAGCAGACGGAACACATTGTTTGTGAAGCAATGAGGAGGTTACAGAGTGAAAGGCATAATGATTAAATGCTTGCAATGTAATACAGTATCAGTATATAAGACAGATCGAGGAGATGGAAGTAGATGCCCGATATGTAAGGGATATACAATACCACAAGGAGAATGTAACATTGTAGAAGAACGAGTAGAGATCAGCGAACTATGGGGTCCAGATGGTTTGATAGAGACAATATGTACACCGATAGAGCGTTAGATAAGCAAAAAGGGACGATTCCGTTTTAAAAAGTAAAATAATCGCCGAGAAATAAAAACAAAACAGGACGATTACGTTCTGAGAGTAAGCCATAGGCCCCCCTTAAAACAATATGGGGGCTATTTTGATTTCACCGAGTCCCCAACATTCAAAAAGTGCGCGCTACAAAATCACATGAGGGGGGGGGGGGATAGAAAGGAGGGTATAAATGGCGAGAGATAAAAACATTCAGCAGGACATTGGAAAACTAAAGGCGATATACGAGCTTATACCAGAAGATAGACGGATTATAGCCAATGATTTGATAAAAGAAATTTATTTTATTACTGAAACTCTTGACGAACTGAAGGAAAATATTAAAGAAACCGGAACTGTGGAAAAGTTTGAGCAAGGGAAACAAAAATTCATGCGCGAGAATCCGGCACTGAAAAGCTATAACACCACAATACAGAGATATTGTTTGGTTTATAAGCAACTCACGGATTTGATACCAAAAAAGGAAATTAAACCAGAGGACGATGGATTTGATAACTTTACGAATGGGCGTGATTATGCATGATCCAGCGTCAAACAATAGACAACAATCATATTCTGCAGTACAATGCCAGAATTGAAAGCGGAGATATAATTGTTGGAAACAAGATATACAAAGTTTACAAGCATTTGGCTGATAAGGTATTGCATGAAAACGAATATTATTACTCTCCTGTTAGAGGGGAGCATATAATTACATTTTTTGAGCGATACCTAAGACATAGCAAGGGAAAACTGGGAGGGAAACCAGTCAAACTTGAATTATGGGAAAAGGCAATGCTTAGCGCCCAATATGGCTTTATTAACATTGAGGGCATAAGAGAATATACAAGATGCATCTTAATAGTTGGAAAGAAAAATGGGAAGTCTTTCGTCAGTAGTGGCGAAGGGCTTTATTTATTATGCGCGGACGGAGAACCGGGAGCAGAAATATACTCCGTTGCAACCAAAAAGGATCAGGCAAAGATTATTTGGGAAGAAGCTAAGAGGATGAGAAATAAATCTCCTGCGCTTGCCAAAAGAGTCAAAAGTACAATAAACGAACTAAGGTATGATGAGCGAGATTCTGTTTTTAAAGCACTTGCCAGTGATGCGGACACAATGGACGGTCTGAATGTGCATGGAGCATTGTTTGACGAGTGGCATCAATGGAAAAACGGAAGACCTCTGTATAACATAATTGCTGATGGTGTTTCAGCCAGAGAACAACCTATGCTTTTCATGACATCAACAGCCGGAACAATTAGAGAAGATATATACGATGAAATATACGACGAATGCGAATTAATCATAAATGGATATGATGAGCCTGACGGGTACAAAGACGAAAGAACGCTTCCTTTAATTTACGAACTGGACAACAGGGAAGAATATAAGGATGAAAGTTGCTGGGGGAAGGCAAATCCGAACCTTGGAGTAAGCAAAAGCTACACGTACCTCAGAGAGAAAGTTGAAAAGGCTATTCAAAACCCGGTAATGCGAAAAAATGTATTATGTAAAGAGTTCAACATACGTGAGACATCAAGCGAAAGCTGGCTCTCTTATGAGCAGTTAAACAATATAGAAACCTATGATCTTAAGGATCTGAAACCTCGGTATGGCATTGGGGGATTAGATTTGTCAAGCACAACCGACCTCACCTGTGCAACTATAATCTTCAAAGTGACTGGGAACGAAAAGTTATATGTAAAACAAATGTATTGGCTCCCGGCCGAACTATTTGAAATGCGAATTAAGGAAGATAAAATACCTTATGACAAATGGTTAGAAAGAGGATTCTTACGTTTGAGTGATGGTAACAAAATAGATTATAAAGATGTGACGAACTGGTTTGTTGAAGTGCAGAATGAATCAGATATTTATATTTATAAAATCGGATATGATTCATGGAACAGCAAATACATAACTGACGAATTGCAGCAGTTATTTGGAAAAGAATCAACAGAGCCAGTAATACAGGGAGCAAGAACAATGTCTAGCCCCATGAAAACCTTTGCTGCAGACTTAGGCGCGAAACAGATTGTTTATGACAACAATCCCATTTTGAAGTGGTGCTTATCAAACGCAGCTATTCAAGTGGATCGTAACGATAACATTGCACTGTGTAAAACAAGTAATGCGAGACGGCGCATAGATGGTGTGGCATCATTGCTCGATGCCTACATATGCCTTGAACGCAATTACGAAAACTATATGAATTTAATTTAGAAGGAGGTGAAATATGAGTATATTAGATAAGCTGAGAAATAAGACCGTCACAGTATCGGAATACAAATTAATAACTGATATGGGGGACGGTTTTTATTCGTATAACGGGAAAATGTATCACAGCGATATTGTAAGATCAGCGATAAGACCAAAGGCGCAGGCGATTGGAAAGATTGTAGGAAAACATATCCGAGAAACCATAAAAGAAGATGGGTCAAAGGATTTTAAAGTGAATCCAGAAATTTATATGAGGTTTCTACTGGAAGAACCGAACCCATACATGACAGGGCAAATGCTGCAAGAAAAATTAGCAGTGCAGTTAGAACTTACTAATAATGCATTTGCTTACATACAAAGAGATTCAAATGGATATCCTGCCGCGATTTACCCCATTGTTGCATCAAACTGCGAGGCATTACAAAATGAGCAGTTTGAATTGTTTTTGAAATTTACAACAATTAAGGGGAAAATATTCACTTTCAAATATACTGACGTGATACACCTGCGAAAAGATTTCAACAGTAATGATATATTTGGGGATAATCCCGCAGCAGCATTAACACCATTGATGGAGATTGTTGTTACTACTGACCAGGGAATCGTTAAGGCGATAAAAAATTCTAATATCATTAGATGGTTACTAAAATTTAACCAGACTATAAGGCCTGAAGATCTTAGGAAGCAAACAAAAGATTTTGTTGATAGTTTCCTGAATACTGAGACATCAGAGACGGTAGGAGCAGCTGCAACTGATGCAAAGATGGATGCAAAGCAAATCGAGCCAAAAGACTTTGTCCCAAATGCAACACAAATGGATAGAACGGTCCAACGAATATATTCATTTTTTAATACAAACGAAAAGATTGTGCAGGCTAAGTATAGCGAAGATGAATGGATATCTTACTACGAATCTAATATTGAACCGGTAGTAATGCAATTATCCGGTGAGTTCACAAGAAAATTGTTTTCCAGAAGAGAAAGGGGATTTGGAAATAAAATTTTGTTTGAAAGTTCAAACCTATCATTCGCAAGTATGCAAACAAAGCTAAGCCTAATGGGGTGTATAGATCGTGGTGCTTTAAATGTTAATGAGTTTAGAGAAGTACTCAATAGAGCGCCAATACCTGGTGGCGATGTATACGTGAGAAGATTGGATACAAGGCCGACAACCGAATAGAAAGTAGGTGAGATTAGTGAAAAGAATTGATATCAAAGGCGCAATAATTCCGAATGATTACAAATGGTATTACGATTATTTGGAGATGGATTCCACCACTCCAAAAGATGTATACAACATGTTAGGGACCGCATCAAACGAACCGATGGAAGTTTATATAAACAGCCCTGGTGGAGTTATTGATGTTGGAAGTGAGATATATACAATGCTCAGAGCTCACCAAGGCGATGTAAATATGTACATAGTCGGAGAAGCCTGTAGTGCCGCAAGTATTATAGCTATGGCAAGGCACTGCGAAATGGCTCCTACGGCCCTCATGATGGTGCATTGTGTCTCAACAGGAGCACAAGGAAATCATTCTGACTTTGAAAAAACAGCAGAAGTTTTAAGGACAGCAGATGATGCACTTGCAAATGCGTACGTTATAAAATCGGGAATGAGTAAAAAAGATGCGCTCCTGATGATGGAAAATGAAACGTGGCTGACAGCGAATCAGGCTTTAGAAAAAGGGTTGATTGATGGCATTATGTTTGAAGAAGAGAACACTTTGAATCCACAATTTGTGGCAGGAAACTTTACACTCCCAAGCCAAGATAAAATGGACCAAATTAAAAAAATGATTAATGAGCAGGACACCAAACAAGGTGATGCTGCTTTTTTAATGTCAAAAATAAAAAATCTTAGATTAAAAGAGAGGTAAATAACATGGAAAAAGAAAAATATTTAGCAAGCAGGGAAACATTGCTCAACGAAAGTGAACAGCTCACTAACGAAGGAAAAATCGAAGATGCAAAAGCAAAAGTAAAGGAAGTGGAAGCGCTGGACAATCAGTGGGAAGAATCGAAACTCTTAAATGCAAATGTGGAAGCATTGAGAGATAAGACAAAGGGGATTGATATGGAAAATGCGAGTGTAAACCCTCAGGCAGCAAGAATTGTGGACAGTATGGCAATGGACAGCGTACAGAACGATGCAAAAACAGACGAAAAGAAGCTGTATGAAAACGCATGGGCTAAAACGATGCAGGGGAAGCCACTGGATAGCAGCGAACAGAAAATCTATAACAAGGTCAATGCTGAATTTAGTAATGCCTACACTCATGATACAAATAACACATCAGTGCTGATTCCGGAAACGGTTGTGGCCGGTATCTGGAAGAGAGCAACGGAGATGTATCCATTCCTTGCAGACGTTAAAAAGTTCAATGTAAGAGGCACTTTGACGATTAAGAAACATTCTGGTATTGCCGCTGGAGACGCTGCGTTTTATGCAGAGGGTACCGCAACCGCAGATGAGCAGAATACTTTTGCAGAACTTACATTAAGTGGCTGTGAGCTTGCAAAGGCCATAACTATCACATGGAAACTGAGAAGCATGGCCGTAGAAGAGTTTATTCCATTTATTCAAAACGAACTGGCTGAGAGAATCGGCGTGACATTAGGTAACGCTGTTGTAAAGGGTAAGGGACCAACGGCTACTCCACGTGAACCTGAGGGAGTAGAAACTGCTTTACTAGCTGAATCTGATAAGCCTCAGGTGGTTGAGTATGATCCGGAAGCGACAACCCCAATTCCTTTAAGCTATACGATGTTTACTGCAGCTATTGGAAAAATCCATTCTTCTTACTTAGCAAATGCTGCTATTTACGCATCAAATGCTACAATTTGGAATCAGCTTGCGAACCTGGTTGATGGACAGGGGAGACCTCTGTTTATTCCAGATGTAACGGCTGGCGGAGTTGGTAGAATGTTTGGAATGGTAGTAAAACCTGATGCCGGAGTAACCGAAGGGTCAATTATCATTGGAAACCCGTTGCAGGGCTATGTAATGAATACAAATGAGCCTATGTCTGTTGCTACAGAAGAACATGTGAAGGCAAGAACGGTGGATTACGCTGCTTACACTATCGTTGATGGAGGTGTGCTTGACACAAAAGCATTCGCACTGATTAGAAACAAACCCGCAGCATAGGAGGTAACACATGAATGTTAGGACCTTAATGGAGTTTCGAGACATAAAAGCCAAAAAGATAAGAGAAACTGGTGCTGTGTTTACAGCAACTCCTGAGCGGGTGGAAGAATTAAACTCCACCCGTTACGGGAAACTTGTTGAAGTGGTTGACGAAGTAGAAAAACCTCCTAGAAAATCATAAAGCGAGGTGTTCGTGCATGATTACCATAGATGTAACAATGGAACAAATGCGCAGTATGGTTAGAATCAGCCACACAAAACTGGATGATGAATTAGAAATGCTGAAAGAAGCATATCTTACGGATTTGAGTATGAGCGGAGTTAAGGCCATACCAGCCGGGGATATGCTTTCTTTGGCTGCTCTAAGACTATATCTAAGGTGGCAGATGAACTATAACGGCGAAGCTGACAGGTACAGGCAATCCTATGAAGCGACCAAGATAGCCATGTCACTTGCCAGCGAATACAAAGGAGAGGAGGTAACACCATGAGAAATGAAGTATGTATACTGGTTACGCTCACCGCTGATGGAAGCGAAGTTGATCCGGCTGAAAAAGAAGTGTTTTGTAATAAGGCATCTTGCACCAGAAGTGAATTTTATCAGGCTTATGCCGTTGGGTTATCTCCTAAACTCTCTTTAGAGATTGATCCTGAGGATTTTGAAAATGCGTCAATTCTTAAAGATGAAGAACTGGTTAATCCGCAGCAGGTAGTATACAAGGGAGCCAGATATAACATTTTGAGAACGTTCCAAAAAGATGAATCAACATTATCGATGACGGTGGGGTGAGTATATGAGAGTTGCAATTGATTACAAAGAAGAAATCTCTTATATTGACCAGATGCTTAAAGATTTACCAAAGGAAATGCAAGCACAAGAACGAAAAGTATTAAGCAAGACTGGGTCAGCGATTAAAAAGAATGTTATCAGATATCTGCATAGGTCCGGTATTGAATCAAGGCTTGATAGTGAGCCAAAGAATTACGATGGATCACGGCCTTATGTGCACATAAAAGATGATGTTAGCTTCACTGTAAGAAAAAATAAGCAAGGGAGCCTATATGTCAGCGTAAGAGGCGGAAAGTACACCGGATACAAATGGCAACAACTTAATGATGGGCATATAGCCAGAGATGGGAGAACATTTGTGCCGGGATTAAAATTCATTGAACGTGCTGTGCAAGCTTCCGAAAGTGATATTGAATCTGCTCTTCATGAAATGATGAAAAAGGTGGTGCAATAATGGATATTAAGCAAATCATTGAAACCACTTTACATATCCCCGTGCAAGAACTTTCAGACCCAGTTATTAAAACCGGTTATGCTACATGGTACAAGCCATATGAGGACCCGGAGCTTTCGGGGAGTGGAGAGGTAACGGAAGAATCAGAAACCTTTGAAATTGATATATGGGGTAAGAACAGACAGGACATAAACATTCAAACGGGTATTATGAAAAAAGCCCTTATCAATATAAAGTATAACACCTTTCCAAGAGTCACAATTTCTTACGATACAAACGGGAAAATGTGGAGAGGTAATCTTAATTTTAAGCATATAAAGGAGGATACAGATGCCGTCTAAAAAGTCAAATCGAATTAATATCGCTAGGCCAGTGTATTCCTTGATATTAACAGATACTGCCGAAGGTACTACATATGGACCTGTTAAGACATTCGGCAAAGCTATGCAAGTACAGCTTACACCACAGGTGGCTACCGCTGTTTTGTATGGTGATGGCAGTAAAGAGGAAGATATCGGGAAGATGAAAGGTATCGCGGCTGCAGTAGATGTTAATAAACTCTACGCAGAAACAAGAGCTGAAATCATGGGAAATACCATGGTTGACGGTGTTGTAATTGAAAAAGATGGTGACGAGCCGCCATATATCGCTCTTGGATTTGAGGTTGAGCAGACCGGGAATACAAAGGAACAGGTATGGCTGCTAAAGGGAAGAACACAGCCAGCTAATCAGACTATCCAACAGTCTACAGATAACATGAACTTCTCAACGGATTCTGTGACAATCAATTTCATTCCAAGGGAATCAGATAAGCAAATACGTTTCTATGCTGATACTGCCAATTCAGAGTACACAGAAGCACAGGCGACGGCCTTCTTCGCTACAGGTCCCGTAACATATCCGGTAAAAACACCTTAAACAATGCAACGATAAGCGAAGCCCTTGAAACCAATATAAAAATCAAGGGCTTTACCTTTAATGGAGGGGTAAAATGAAAAAGATAGCTGTTAGGCCAGCGAATGAAGTTGAGATAACCTTCAATGACAAGACTATGCTGGCAACATTTAATGTTAAGGCAATGCGCTATATGATGGAAGCGCTTGCCGAAAAAAACAAGACTGTATCAGATATTCCGATTGAAGAATTTGGAGGGATTGTAATATATTCTGGAATCAAAGCCAATGATCCAGAATTTACATTGGAGGAAGCAAACGCATTAGCATTATCAATTAATCCGGCAGACCTCGAAGGGATCATTCACGACTACACTGAATCAGCCGGGATCATGGATCAGGAAACAGAGGAAGCCGTATCAAAAAAAATAATGGCTCAGATATTGATGGGGCTGGCAAAATCAAAATCGAGAGATTGCTAATTGATTTTGACATGTTTTTTTACACCTATTGTGTAAAGATGCAAATGTCTGAGCATGAATTCTGGATAAGCAGCCCATCAAAAGTCATAAAGATGATTGATATATTCCAAGATGAATTAAAGTCTGGAACAGTCGAAAATTACGAATCAAAATACTTTTCAAGTCAACGCGTCATGACATCTATGAAAGAAATGGAGGGATTTGGAAGTGAGCAGTGCCTATAAACGTACCATTGTGTTGGGGCTTGACTATGCTGAGTTCAGTGGTGGAATTACGGAATGTAACAGAAAAATGGGGCTTCTTGATGCAGAATTTAAGCTTGCAAAAGAACAGGCTAAGAACTACGGCACAGAAACAGACCAGCTCACTGTAAAACAAGAAGCTCTGTCTCAGATGATTGATCTCCAGACGAAAATCGTTGATGAACATAGAAAAGCCTATGATAAAGCAATGTCAAGCGGAACAGCAACAGAAAAGCAGATTGATTCTTTGGATAAGCAACTTCTTACCGCTCGTACAACATTGGAAAAGCTTAACGGTGAATATGATAATGCAAGTAAGGAGCTTGAAGAATATAAAAATAAAAATGAAGAAGCAGGAAAAGAAGTAGAAAACTCAGAACAAAAGCAGAGATCATTTGGAGACACAATCAGGAGCATAAGCAGTACTTTGGGCCTTGAGGCTTCTCCTGCAATAGAAGCGTTCGCATCAAAATTTGATGGCCTAAATGAAAATGTCGGAATTGCAATGGTTACAATGGGGGCTATGGCTACAAAACTATTCGATGCATCAAAATCTGCATCTGAATATGCCGATAATGTCATGGCCATGTCAAGTGTCACTGGTCTTTCTACTGAAACATTGCAGAAAATGGATTATGCAGCTGAATTGGTAGACGTATCAACCGAGCAAGTCAGCTCATCTATGACAAAGATGATAAAAAGCATGGCAGGAGCCAGGGACGGGAACGAAGATCTTCAAAAGACTTTTGCAAGACTAGGGGTGAGGTATAAAGAGGGTAATAAAGAACTTAGGAACGCAGAAGATACTTTCTATGATCTGATTGACGCACTTGGAAAGATTGAAAATGAGACTGAGCGTGATGCAAAGTCTATGGAGCTTTTTGGGCGCTCTGCTAAAGAATTAAACCCATTGATTGATGTCGGAAGTAAAAAGCTTAGAGAACTCGGAGAAGAGGGAAAAAATCTTGGATATGTCATGGATGATGTGGCGCTCGACAAATTGGGGGCACTTGATGATTCAATACAGCGATTAAATAAATCGAGCGAAGGGTTGCAGAATTCGTTTGGTCTGGCTCTCGCTCCGATTATGACAGCTTTTTTTGACACGCTGGCAAAGGTTCCGATACCTGTATTACAATCTCTTATTACTCTTGGTGGGACGGTTGCAAGTATTATGTTGGTTGTAAAGGCAATCAAAGAAGTTACGAGCTCTGGTAAGGGAATGATTGACTTCTTTAAGAATTTTGATATTCAGGCAGCAAAAACGACTGGTATCGTTATTGGTGTTGTGGCTGCATTAATTGCTTTAGTTGCTATAATTGCTGTTTTAGCTGGTCAAGGAGATCAAGTGTCAAGGACCATGGACAGCGTAGGAAATAATATAGGAAAAATCAACAAGGGGATTCAGAGCACACAATATTACGCCACTGGTACTGATTACGCACCCGGGGGAAAAGCGTGGGTAGGTGAGAATGGGCCGGAGCTCTTAGAACTTCCAAGAGGATCACGAGTGATATCTGCGGAAGAATCAAGAAGATCATCAGGCGGAGATACGTATAATCTGTATGCCCAAATAAACGCAAAAGACATTAAGGAATGGAACGATGTAGTAAGTTTTGCGCAACAGAGTAAACAGGCCGTCAGGGCAGGAAGGAGTAGGCTATAATGGCAACTCAAACAGTGCAATGTAAAGCTGATACTTATGTATCCTTTGCGTCTCCAAGCGGAAACTTTAGCAGTCTGGACAGTATGCTTGTACATAGGATACTTACATCTTCATCTGCAATGATGGCCTTTTTACAATTTGACATTCCTCTGCTGATAAATAAGCAAATTACGAAAGTGGAATTGAAAATACATTGTACTCAGAAAGGCAGAAGAAGTACGATAGTTGCAGCTCAATATGCTATACCGGTAGGCGTTAATACGTTGACTGGTAGTATTGTACAGTCTCAATATATAGATAGCGATATGGCGTATTCTCCAACAGAAATAACATCGCCTGCTTATGTATCGGCTGCAAACGAATGGATAATATGGGACGTTACAAGTATCGTATCAAATGCGCTCGGAACAAACAATGCTGTTATAGGATTGCAAGACTTGACTGGCACACAATCCGATGATACAGAAATATGGAAGTTTTCCTCGAGAGAGTCCAGCAATATACCATACATTGAGATTACTTATAACGATGCTGTCCCGGATCTCCCAACAATTCTATATCCAAATGGAGATGTAATCGAAAAAGGGAATGCATTGACATTTCAATGGAAGCACAATTCACTATATGATACCGGGCAAACAAAGTATGATTTTGGGTGGCGGCAGCAAGGGAATGCTTCTTGGACAGATGCTTTAGGCGTAGTTTCTACGGTACAAAGCCGTACTCTGGATACTAGCTCTATGCCTACCGGGATTATTGAGTGGAGAGTAAGGACATACAATGCAAATAATGCGGTATCTGAATACGCTTACGGAGCTTTTGAGCTTACCGGGCGGCCTACGGCACCTATTATTGATTCGATGAAAAATGACGCAATAACGGAGATCACATGGAGAAGTAACGAAGCAGAAACGGCAATATTTAGGATATGGATTTACCAGGGGGCAACGCTTATACATGATAGCGGAGAAAGGCCGGGAGGATTAACAAGCTCTTATATTCCCAATATGATGTTTCCTGATGGTACATATACTGTTAAAATGCGTATCGGTAGCGTATATGGAGTATGGTCTGATGAAGCGGCAAGAGTATTCGCCATTTCAACTCCGCAGATGGCAAAGCCTGGATTCTCTCTTTCTTCTGCAAAAACTGGTATACGAATTACGGCGGAGACAATTAACAACTATCTTAGATATGTTCGCTATTCACCCAACGCTAACGGCTCCAATATGACAGAAACAAGGCAGCCAAACAGCCAGTATGTAGGAGTTGGGTATATGCCGAAGGAAGTGTATGAGCATGAGAATCTGATACTAAATTCTACTGGTAATCTTGGAAATATATCTAAGTGGAACGGTTTAAATACCTCAAATATGACACTTAGTGTTGTAGATGGTCCTGCATTAGAGCTTGCGGATATAAGAGTTAATCCAACAAGTAGAGTTAATGTGAATCAGAATCTAGCTGTCAATAAGCGATCTGGTAGCGTAACCATAAAATTTACGTATAAAGCTACATCTACAAGTATTACTAGTTCAAGTGGGATAGGCGTAATGCTCCGAGCAGATACAGTAGAAAATCCATACCTTGACATTATACCAGTAACGAATGGTCAGATAATTGCAGATAACCAGTGGCACACTAAAAGCATAACTGGAAATTTATCTATACTTGAAGGAAAGACGATTAATAAAGTTTTCATCTTATTGTTTACATACGGTGGCACTATCACATATAAGGATTTGAAATTAGAATATGGAGAAGTATCTACCCCATGGACTCCCGCCCCCTCCGATTGGCTCGCTGATCAAAGTAATTATGAGTGGATACCAATACAATCATATGACAATGTAAATGCAGCTGAAAGAATAGTATATCGTTCAGAGAATGGTATCAATTTCGAACCAATAGCAAGATTCACAGGGGAATCATACATTGACTATGCTGTGAAGTCTGGAACCATGTACGAATATTTCATCAGGGCGCATTATATGGGCTTTTCGGACAGTGACAAGTTGACCATGAAAGTAAATTACAAAGGCGTGATTATATCAAATGTAAATACGCCCGATGATTATATCCAGGCTTATCAATCTGATAGTGACTGGTATAATGTTTTTAAAACGACACCGACTAATGAAGCCGAACTTATCACCTATGAAGGAAGGGAGTATCCAGTAAAAGAGGCGGGAATCCACCGGGAATATAAAATCAATACATCGTTTTATCTTAATAACAGAGATACGAAGCGCCTAAGAGATATGCATAAAGCAAATGGGATATATCTTTTCCGAAGTGCCGAAGAGTGTTTTTGCTGCGAAATAGAAATAAACGATGAGAATACATTTCTTAACAAAGGTAAAAAGGTAGAGGTAACGCTTACGAGGCTTGACTATGATATGGGGGTGAGATTCGATGTATAACCTTGCACAAGGGCCATATACACATGAAGAAGTGCTGAGAATGCTTGAATCTGATCGTACTATCAATTTCAGGTATGAACTGCTTGATAAGAACGAAATCAAGTTAAAAGACCTGGAAAACGTAAGCGGAAACATAAGATTTGATAGCTCTCAGGAAATCATGGGAACAGCTGCACTTACAATAAGAGAAATAGGGGACGTAGACCTTAAGACCGTTGATCTTAGGATACGTCCTTTTTTCAGGCTTAAGACTCCTTCCGGTTGGCTTGAATATCCTATTGGCACTTACATAATGAGCAGCCCGGAAAGATCGAAACAGGGTAGCGGAATAACGCAACAAGTAGATTGCTATGATTATTCCACGATCCTAAAGGAGGATAAAATAACAACCAGAATGTTTGTGGCAGCTGGCACAAATTACGTAACTCAGATACGTAGCATTATAACTGCAGCAGGAATAAGAAAGACCAATATCGAAACATCAACGTTGGTATCGAGCAAAGTCCTTGAATTTGAGATAGGAACTAGCAAGCTTGATGTGATAAACGATCTTCTCACAGCCATCAACTATGAGCCTCTGCATTTTGACAATAGAGGTTATGCGGTAAGCAGAAGATATGTTGAACCTCTTAACCGCCGTACCGATCAATCCTACGTAACCAATGACAGAAGTATTATAAAAAGTGGAGCCAAGCAAAGTGTTGACATATACAATGTTCCAAACATATTTGTACGTTATACTGACGATCCAGACGGAGCAGAACTGAGGAGCGAATACATAAACGATAGCCCGGGCAGTGTCATATCAACCGTGAGCCGTGGTCGTAATGTGGTTGACATTGAAAGCGTAGATGATGTAGCTGATCAGTCAACTCTTAACGATCTGGTCCGCCGGGTTGCGATCGAAAAGAGTCAGACTTACGATGCGGTTATATTACCTACGGCCTTAATGCCGCATCACTCATACCGTGACTGTATCTTTGTAGGTGAAAACAATCTTGGTGTGGGAAACAAATACATTGAGTATGCATGGGAAATGGATCTAAATGTCGGAGGCACAATGACGCACACATTAAAGAGGGTGGTAAAGCTATGATGTGGGATAACCCAGGGCAGCAGATTGACGAGTTGCAAATACTGTTTTCGGGAGATAAGGCTTATCGAATGGCAGTAGTTGATAATATTACAGGCGGAAGGCCATACATCAGGTTTTACGGCGAAAATACGGCAAGCCAGAAGCCCTATAAATATCTTCAATCATATACTCCGGTAGCAGGTGACAAGGTACTTGTTGCTCGTGTGGCAAAGACTTATGTAATACTCGGAAAGGTGGTTTAAAATGAATTACGACGTAATACTAAATGCAAACGATAGTGCCACGCTGGAAACACAATACGCTTTCACACAAGGTGATTATGGGCAGATACAGTTTAGCATTAGGGTAAAGGCTGACGGGCAGTACGTGACTAATGCGCAACGTGCCTATATAGTATTTTCTCTGTCAAATGGAATGATCGTGACGGGAGATGATATGCCTAAGAGCGTAGCAACATATACATACGTTTTTAAGGGAAATGAGTTGCAATCCCCAGGGAAAGTGGTTGCAGATGTAAAACTTGTTTATGCTAACGGACAAATATCATCTAACAAATTTACATTCATGTGCCGCTTTGATCCATTGGCTGATAAATCTGTTCCGGCAGCTCCATACATTACCGTATTACAGCAAATTGTTGATGAAGGGCAAGAGAAAGTCAATTATCTCCAGGCACTTATTGATGCAATGCAAGGTAGTATAGGATCAACTGCACTTACAAGAAATGATTTGCAGAACACACGTAACCCGGTAAGCGCAGGAGCAAAGGCGATAGATGCTCAAATGGCACAATATCTATTACTCAAAAGTGATCTTGTTAATAATGCACTTGCTACAACTGCAGGAGTAGCGCCATTAGATTCTGCTATGGGAAAGACTTTTCAGGAACAGATTACTACAACAAATAGCAATTTAGCTTCAAAAGCGAACATCAGTGATTTAGCAAATCTATATACCAAAAGTATAAGTATTTACGGATACAAAGATCTGGTTGCATTGCCACCGGGAATATATGTATACAATGGTTGGTCTTATGCTTCCTATACTGGAGTAGTGCCATTCACAAATGCAATGGGCACATGGATTCGCATTAAATATTCAGATGACCTTGGGATCGATACGGTTATAAAAGAAGATGGAACATTATACATGCGTAAGATTGGATCCGGCACGTGGGGGGCATGGACTTCTAAATGATCATTTGACGGAGAAAATCAGCATGTGAACCAGTCCCTAATTGGGGCTGTTTTTATTGCCTGAATGGGCAGAAAGGAAAATATATGAAAGATAGCTGTATTTTGAAAGATGGAACTACAATTAAATTAGAGGCATCAGCCAGCCTTTCATGTCTAACTACGATTTTTATAGACTGGACGGAAGCTGCTGCAATTCTACCAAAACTAACAAAGGATAACCTTGCAAACGTTAAGATGCAGAATGGTGATGGTACGATTGCATGGGATTATTCCGATCTTGTATTACAACCAGGATCGTGGGAAGTAAAAGCGGATGGCGTGCATGTTACAATTTCATTACGTGAAAAAACAGAATTAGAAAAACGTATTGAAAAAATAGAATCAAGTCAAGAAGTGCAGGACGGAGCAATTGCAGAGTTGGCTGGAAAACAAGGAGGTGTACAGTAATGGTAGCGTGGTATATCTATATGATTGAGCGTGGAAAAATGACGCTGGAAGATGTGCCGCCAAGGTGGCATGATGAAGTGGAAGAAAAACTAAAGGAAGCATGAGGAATATGAGAATGAAAAATATATTATGTACAGCTGCGGGGGTGGCAGGTAGCTTTATAGCATCTTTATTTGGAGGGTGGGATACCGGTATCGGAACTTTAATGCTTTTTATGGTGATTGATTTTCTTACCGGGTTGGCCGTAGCCGGGATATTTAAAAACAGCACTAAGACTGAAACCGGTGCTCTGGAATCAAAAGCAAGTTGGAAAGGACTCTGTCGCAAGTGCATGACACTCCTGTTTGTCCTGGTAGCCCACCGCCTGGATCTGGCTATTGGGACTAATTACATACGAGACATGGTGGTTATTGGTTTTATTGCAAACGAGTTGATCTCCATCGTGGAGAATGCCGGACTCATGGGGTTGCCGCTTCCCGCGGTTCTGATTAAAGCAATTGATGTGTTAAAAAAGAAAGCAGAAGCAACAGAGTAGTATATAACTTTTGGGCCTGGGATTATCCTGGGCCTTTTTCAATTGGAGGTACATATGGGATCTTTAAAAGGATTAATCAGCAGAGGGGTAGAAGAAGAAGGGTATATTGAAAAGGAAACCAATGTTCAGTTGGATTCTAAGACAGCAAATAAGGGTAGCAACAACTACACAAAATATTCCCGTGATGTTAATAATTGGGGACTGATGGGCTGTCAGGGACAACCCTGGTGCTGCACAATGCAGTTTGCGTTAGAAGGCTATGAGTACGGTAAAGATGTTGCATTACAGCACTGGAATATGACTCCTAGTACCTATGTAGGCTATAACTGTTTTTCCACCTATAACGCCTTTAAAAAGGCTGGTAAAGTAGGCATGACACCACAACTTGGATCTGTGGTTATATTTGATTTTTCCCACGCTGGCAGAGTAATCCGGATATACTCCCAAAATGGGCAGAAGTGGTGGGATTGTCTTGAGGGTAATACGTCATCGAATCTATCTGAGCGTAATGGTGGACAGGTTAAGATCAAGACAAGGCCGTGGAATGACGCTACTGTAAAAGGGTTTTGTTATATCAACTACGATGAAGATGATAAACCGGGATGGATAAAAGATCAGAAAGGCTACTGGTATCGTAGAGCAGACGGCAGCTACCCGGCTAATAAGTGGTGTATTATTAATCATCATTACTACCTGTTTAACCGTGACGGATATATGGTCACTGGCTGGCACCGCTGGGACGGGAAAGTCTGTGATCCTGATGATGGTTCAGGTGATTGGTATTTCCTTGACAACACGAAAGATGGGCCTCTTGAAGGCGCCTGCTGGCGCACTAAGGATAATGGTTCTCAGGAAATATGGCTGATCGATCAGAAGGATGATATATAAGCAATACCAGATCAGCAAAGTAAGAAGCATATAGGCGGGTGCCGATACCGTATTATGGCCCCGCCTTTCTTGGATACGTAGGATTATAACCTACATTCCTCTGGTGATTTGTCGTCTAGCACTTCCTTAAATGTTGGCTGACGTATACCTTCTTTTTCTGATGGCATATATTCAATTCTACAAACCATGGGATCAATCCAAGTTGCATCAGTATAGCCGTGTAGGCTATCAATGGGGCAATTAGAAACCTTCATGCCATGTTGCTTAAGTTTAGCGATACTTACGCCAAGAGAAACATGATTCGTAATAATTAGTTCGTCATCGTCATTGTACTTCGCCAGTATCAGTGTTGTCATGCTATTTTTATTTAATATATATCCAATGCAGATAAAATCTTCTTCTCTAAGTATTTTAATCTTCTTCCAATCCTTTGATCTCTTTCCAAACCAATATAGGCTTGATTTCTTTTTTCCAACAACACCTTCTAAGTTGTAATCTTCCGCGAATTTATACATTGCTATCCCGTTTGTTTCAACATATCGCGATTTTGACAAAATGTCACTTTCGGATATTACTTTTTCCAGCAACTTTTTGCGCTCCATCAGGGGTAAATCAGTTACTTGTTTATCTTTATAGTAAAGGATATCATAAGCCACAAAATTGGCTGGATGTTTTTTACTAGATAGCTGAATCTTAAATGGATCAGTTAATATAGTTCTTCTTTGGACTTCGTAAAAATCTGGCTTTCCTCCAACCAACACATTAAGTTCTCCGTCAAGTATGCATTTGTGTCTACAACCCTCATGTAATAGCTCTAATTCCGGGAACCTTGGTAAAAGGCTCATATTCCGCTTATTTCTCAGATCAGTAAATTGATTATCAATATACGCTATACATCTGATTCCGTCAAATTTCAATTCAAAGATAGAGTCCTCATCGTCATACGGATCAACTCTTTCAGATATGAGCATAGGTTTGATACCCTTTTCATCGAATATATCCATTATTCCACCACCTATTTTGATAATGGTAGTGTGCTGATATGCTCCGATCTTTATACTACCATTACCCACTTGCAACTTATGACGTAGAATATAAGCTTGAATCCAAATCGTATACCACCGATTATCGCGTCACATCGATACTCATTGACCTGCTCACCATCATAGCATTTATAATCAGTGCAACTTATTTTTAAATCGGTAATGGTCTGTAAAATCCCGTCCTCGCCCTCAAACTTAAAAAGCAACGGCCTGGGCGGGCAGCCAGGAGCATACCAGGCCATGCAAGCAATTGGGTATGGCTTGCCTCTGATTATTCCGCTATCAATTCTTTTAACATTTGTCCCGATTCCAAATACTCCCATTATTCCTGCCTATCATAATACTGTTCAAACCACTTCGGTTGTCTTTGATTGTTCATTTCCTTTTTAGTCTCCGGTTGCCGAAAAAATCCGCAGCCCGTATGGTCAGCTCCGCAACCTTCTTTTTCTCTTATGTAATGGGGACACCTATTAATGTCCGGCGCAAGCCCACATATTCCTAACAT